GAAGAGTTCTACGATAAGCCTGAAGGTGGTAAAGCAATGGGCTTGCAGTCACGCTCGCAGGGATACCTATTACAGAAGCTAGTGAACTATCTTCATAAAGAGCGTAACATTATGCTATTCGTTGCTCACCAAACAGTTGACTTGAGCGGAATGTTTGCGGTAACAAAAGCCAAGATGGGAAACACGGTTCATCACAACATGCACAACATCGTCAAGCTGTTTCTTTCAATGTCAAAGAGTGAAATGGAGCGTGAAGAGAACAACATGATTACCTCGCAACGAGCGACCTGGACTGTTGAAAAAACAAAACAAATTCCTACAATCGGCGCAACAGGCTATTACTATGTTCTCCCACAAGAGGGTAGGATTGACCAAGAGCGTGAGATTATTGATATTGCTATTGAAATGGATATTATCCAACGCAAAGGTGCTTGGTATAATTATGAAGAAAGCAAGTGGAATGGTATGGGTGCGATTGAATTGACTGACAAACAAGTTAAAGAGATTTTTAAAAGGATTAACTCATGAGTGATGATTTCAAGCGGTTGCGAGAAATAGTTCGTAATTATGTAAAAGCTGAGGATGCATACCTCAGCGCATACCCAGAGACTGATACATCTCATCTAAAAAAGAAGGTTGATGAAGCGTGGGAAGCGCTGAAAAAAGAGGTGTTGTAATTGATATTTTCAATTCATACTGATCAGCATATTAAAGATGCGGGCGGTGTGTTTGGGTATGCTTATGGCTACGACAATATTGTAAAACATTTTAATCAGTTTACTTATCGTGGTAAACAATTAGAAGTCGTGGATAATGACCCATCCGCTCAGATTCAAATGTTTTATATGGAACCAGAATGGCATAACCCCGTCACTGGTCATGATTTTAGGCAGCCAGGGTTTAAGAAACACCATGATCACCAATATAAGATTAATGGCACATACTTAGAAGCTACAAAGGCTTGGGATTGGTGGATTCCCACCATGAAAACATTTGATGAAATCTGGGTAGGCAACCAATTCTCCGCAGATGCTGTTGCAAATTCTGGGGTAAATGTCCCTACATATGTATTTGAACTTGGCATTGACGATATGTGGAAGCCGTTTAAACGAGGCAATCGGGGCAAGATAAAGTTTTTACATGTTGATTCAGGCAGCCTACGCAAGAGGGCTGACCTTGTTGAAGAGGCTTTTCTTAAGCTGTTTAAAAACAATAAGGGTGTTGAGTTGACTCTTAAATACCATAGTAATGATGGTTACAGTGTTATGAATTTATTTAATACTAAAGAATCAGAGCCAAACATAGGAAAGATATTTAAAACACTAACTCAAGAGGAGATGGTTGATTTATATCATCAGCATGATATTCTAGTCTATCCTACAGAGGGCGAGGGGTTTGGGTTGATACCTCTTCAAGCTTTGGCTACAGGTATGCCTACAATCTCAACAAGTAGATGGTGTACCTACGAAAAATATCTCGGTAGCAATATTATTGAATCAACACTCGGCAGAACGCAACATTCTGGCTATCACACTGGAGATGTAATCATACCAAGCTTAGAATCAACTGTTGAGTTGATGAGAAAAGCGGTTGAGGAATTTGATGCTCAGTGCGATTATTATTACAAACAAGCCCCTAGAGTTATTAAAGAATACAACTGGCAATCTCAATGCGATAAGATGCTTAAATCTTTGATCAAGCGTGTTGGGGTGAAAATGTTTGAGCCTGTGGGCAAAGTGTCTAGGGCGAAATATATATATTTTCAAAGAGGCTCTGGGTATAGCACAAGCTCTGGTATAAAATTTTCAAAAGAAAATCCAGTGCAGAAGGTGTCTGACGAAGAATATAATTATTTAATTATGAATTCTAATTTTAGACAACCAACAGACCAAGAGATTACGAAACACTTAGGAGAGTGATTGCATGATTATCATAGGTGTGAGATCCTATAAATGCTTCTGTCCCAAGCCCATCCCCGAAAACCCTGAGTGTGGTGATAAGGAGTCTGAGGATGATTAGGTGGTTTATTATGTTTAAAAAGAAAATGGATTATGCTAAAGAAATTAATGATTTAAAGAAAAGAATTGAAGAAAATGAAAACAGACTTGCAATTCTTCGTGTACAATACATTCTAATGAAATCTGACCGAGACCGACTGAAAGAACTTATTAGTGAAAAGAACTGAAAAAGAAGAAATTAAGCGTGACAAAGCAAAAGCTGTCAAGAATTCAGGTCGTGGGCTTAAGAAAGGCGATGCCTCTCTTCACAAGTTTTTAGTTGATTACAAGCATAATGAAAAAACTTTTACGCTAACTCTCAAAGCCTGGGAGAAGATGAGAAAAGACGCTTTTAACGCTAATTATAAATACCCGTGTATTTCCGTTGTGTTTGGTGAGAATTCCCAAACAAAAGTCGCTATAATTGATTGGGATGTACTCCAGGATTTAATTAAAGGAAGCGAATATGAAGTTTAAATTTTGTTGCGATAAACTATCTGGTCACAAGAGTCTTGGTATAAACCTTGATCATGATGAATTTGCCATTGGTGTAAATCTTATATTTTGGTTTGTTGGGATTGCAAAAGTCTATCCGCCATATCAAGCTTTAGTTAAAACAGAAGATCTTAGAAAGGATATGTAATGCCAGATATTATAATTAATAAAGAAGTTCTTGCTGAGCAAATGGGCGATAAAGCAGAGGAGTTTGTAGAATGTATAAGGATAGTTGAAGACATTATCCATAACCCAGACCATTATCTAGGCGGGCAGGCTGTTAAGTATGCTAATATATTAGCAGCGTATAGAACATTGATGATTATTAAATCACAAGCTTTTAAAAGAAAGTCTGCGGTTATGAATGATCAAGATAAGTTTGTTAATGATATATGGAAGACCATGTATGAAGCATTAGGTGAAAACATAAATGCACTTAAACTCGCTGCGAAAGGCGGAATGTAATGAAATCACTAAAAGTATTGAGGAACCCAAAGCCAGTAGAAGTTGCAGTGGAAGTTCCAGAGGAGAGCTTTACTACCGCTCAGTTGGTAGATAGTTTAAATAAAGCTATTGACGAAAGTTTGACGGAAAGAAATAAGCCAGAATTCAAAAAAGTCAAGGGGTTCCACCCAAGCTATACCAACCAATGTTCACGCTATTGGTATTATATGTTTGATGGAGTCAGTGTAACTCCAGACTTTAGAGCGCAAACGCTTAGAATTTTTGATAATGGTCATGCTGTTCATGACAGATTGTACGGATATTTTAGAGAGATGGGTATCTTGGTAGCCGAAGAAATTCCTGTTACTTATTCATCGCCTCCGATTGAAGGAACGGCAGATGGAATTATTAACTGGCATGGAGAAAAATTGATTGAATTAAAATCAATTAGCTCAGAAGGATTCCATTACAGAAAACTGTACAACAAGCCAAAGGATGAGCATTACAGACAAGCTCAGATTTACATGGAGTGCTTGAATCTAGATGGCGGTTTTGTTATTTATGAATGTAAGAACAATCAAGAAATTCTTCCTATTTATATTGAAAAAGACCAGGCTTTCATAGACAAGCTCTTTAAGAAATACAGAGATATTTATGGGAATTATACTAGCGGTAATATCCCTGTCAGACCGTACAAGAGAACATCTAAGCATTGTTCGGATTGTAATGTGTCTGCTTTATGCTGGGGAGACAGTGATTAATGATGACGAAAGGACATGCAAAAATTTAGATTGCAGTAGACCGTTTAAGGCTAAATCTTATAATAGTATTTATTGTTCGGCAGAATGCAGAAGAATTGTTACAAATGCAAAATTGCTAAGTAACTATTATGAAAAAAAAGCTAATATAAATAAAAAAAGAATTTGTAAAACAAAAGAATGTGAAACTGTATTATCACGGTATAATAAAGAAAATATATGTGAGAAATGCAAAAGAGAGCGGTTTGTGCAAAGGCTAGTTGGGTGGGGCTGGGAAGAAGGCTCGGTCAGGGACAGCATGTAATGAATCTTAAAAATATAGTTAGCGCCCATGACAAGAGAATTTTATCAATAGACCCGTCTTCTCATTCTTTGGGCTGGGCTGTTATTGATTTTAATAATGGTCTTAAATTGCTTGATTGTGGAAAAATTAAATTTACAAAAACAAATGATATTTCTATAAAGTTTAATGAAATCAATAGTGGTGTTAAAGAAATTTGTAAAAAATATAGCCCATCTATGACTGTTATTGAGCAATCAGTTTACATTCAAAATTTTCAAACAAGTAGAGTTATTTCTTATATAATTGGTTACACCTGGGGCATAGTTCAGGGTTATTGTTTTAAGGTCATGGATATTAATCCAATTCTTTGGAAACGGGGGATTGGGTATAAAAATATATCTAAAGCAGATAAAATAGTTTTTGACACTGAGGCTAAGAAAAAGAAAGAAAGAAAAGATCGTGTCAGAGATATTATTACTGATTACTTTCAAATGGAAGAAGAAAATCTAAAAGATGATGATATTGTTGATGCAGTCGGCATTGGACTTTGGTATTATTTAATGGCGGTATCTAATGGCTCTTGAACCTTATAAAGATAAAACATGGCTGTATGAGCACTATGTAAAGAAGCGAATGAATTTGACGGACATTGTAAAGCTGCTGAAGCAAACTTACAATGTTGAAATTTCTCCGCAAGGTCTTTACAACTGGTGCAGTAAGTATGATCTTTTGAAGTACAGAGGGAAAGGTAGAAATCTATCTGCTACATCTAAAAAGCCAAAATCACCAATGCAACAGAAGGCTGAGCAAATGAAGCGTGATAGAAGGAAAGCAATGCAAAATAGAAAGAAAGGTATGGGTAGATAATGCAAAGAAAAGTAGCGGCAGGTGATCTAGGTATATTTGCAGAGCTTGACATGGTTTATAACCAGGCGAGAATGATTGAGGCAAGTCAGAACAAGACGAAATACAAGTGTCTTGGCTCTGGCAATTGTTGTTCAATTGGTTTAACAATTCACATGACAGAGTGTGCCAACATCGCATTTAATATCACCCAGCAATTTTATTTGCATTTGGAAAACAAAGGTAAAGATTTTGCGGATGAATGGTTTAATTCGGTAGTTAGTTCTTTAAAGGAGGCAATGTATGATGAAACATGGCAATTCGGTGGTGAAACTGAAAGGAAATGCGCTTTCTACAAAGGCGGCTGCACTATCTATGGGTTTAGACCTCTGGTGTGCAGAAGTTATGGGGCTTTTGTCGGTGTTGACGATGTTTGCCCTAGAGAAAGAAATGTTTATGGCAATGTAGAGCATTTCTCTGGAACACCAGTTCAGGATATGGTGCAACAATTCCAAAGCTTGCTAAGTAGATATTCAAAAGACAAAGACTCAAATTATGATGTTGTTGTTTATATGCCGCTGGGTGTGTTGAGTTTCTTACTTACGCCAGAAGAATTAGAGGAGTTAGCGGACAAAACAGACGATAGAATGTGGAGGGCTGTTGAAGGCTGGTTTAATTACCGAGTTGAATATACAAAAGTCCACGGCTTGCCTATGCCTAAACTAAGAGAAGCTGCAGAAGCTGCAGGGAAAAAGATTGCGTTTCAAGTAGAAGAATGATCACTTGGACAGATAATGGTTCGTCAAGAATTGGCGAAGGCTATGGCGATGCTTCATATCATCTAACAAAGCATATCGGCAAGAGCGGGCTAGATTTTCGTAAGATTGAAAATGAGAGCCCGCAAGAAATTAGCGGGTTCCAGATTGGGTATGCAAAAAGAAATGATGTGCACGAAGGTGTAGTAATTAATCACTGCCTGCCAGAGTCTTATGGTAAGTATGGTGATTATAAGATTGGGTTCTCGTACTGGGAGACTAACCAACTTCCAAGTGGTTGGATAGACGATTTAAATAGAATGGATGAAATCTGGACCACATCTGATTTTATGCGGTCTGTTTTTATATGCAGCGGAGTTACAAAACCAGTTTATAATTTTCAATTAGGCGTTGACCCTGAGATATATTTCCCTCGTAAGAGAGTCAGAAAAGGTCCATTCACTTTCTTAAGTATCGGTTCCCCATCTACGAGAAAAAACTCTCAAATGGCTGTAGACGCATTTATTAAATTGTTTGGCGGGAACGATCAGTATCAAATGATTTATAAATCAAAAGGTCCAGCTGATGCGAGATCAGTTATCAACGGGATGAAAGACAAACTAGATCATCCGCAGATTGACATAATTGATTGGGAAGTTAGCGCAGAAGAGCTTGGTCGTATTTACGATAAAGTAGATTGCGTACTGTATCCTACAAGTGGAGAAGGATGGGGGCTGCTCCCGTTCCAGGGCATAGCAAAGGGTATACCAACAATATGCACAAACTTTTCTGCCTGTACTGAGTTTGCTCATCTTTCCGTTCCGCTTGATTATTCAATGTCGGATTATAAAATGTCTGGCATATATCAAGATACAGGGTACTGGGCAAAGCCAGATTTTGACGATTTATGTGATAAAATGTTATACACAGTAAACAATTATGAAGAAATTTCCAACCGTACATATATGTCGGCGTTGTATATAAAAGAGAACAT